TAAAAAGTGAAAATTTAAATAGTTGGTTAAGTGATAGAGAACAAATTAAAGGCTCAATTATTAGAGTAGCACTAATTTATACAACATTATTGCTGATTTATTTCATTAATTAACACTAAAAAAGACAGAATTAAGGGGTAAAAGTTAAATTTTACCTCTTTTTTTATGTCTAATCGCCTGGTTTTCAGTTAAAAGGTCGATTTTCTCGGTCTGTGGCGAGAATGATTATTTATATATGCCCCTCTAGAATTTTCGTCAAAAAATACTTTTTTATAACAAACTAATAATCTTTTGGTTGTTTATGGTGCTTTAATTTTAGATAATGGAATTATTTGAATCTGGAATTGAATTTTGCCTAAAAAATTTCTGTATGAAAATGATTTTTATTATAAATTTATAATAGATTAAATAAGTAAGTATTGAGAGATAATGATTGAATCTCTTAATTTTTTAAAAATATTTTTTGCATATACTTTGCTTATCATTTGCTTCGCTTTTGCTTTACGTTTGCTTACATTTTGCTTCGCATCTGCTTATTTTTTGCTTTTTTATTTATTATAATATGGTTGTTTACAGATGATTATGTTTTTAGATTAGATTTAGTTTTATATGAATTACACTTAAAAAACAAAAAAAAGTGCTTATATTATTATATATATTATTATTATTATAAGTATTATTATTATTATAGATATAATAATATTATTAATAATATCTAATATTATTTTAATATAAGAGAGTTGTAAAAAGAAAAAAATATTTGATTAGTTTTTTTTCAACAATTTGATTAGTTATGATATTATAGTTTATTAATTATATTTGTGATTAATAAAAAATATGAACTATGGATTTTAAGATTGAGGGAAATGATTTGAATGAGTTGTTTCATTTGGTATGGGTGTGGTCGCATAATAAAGGGTTGTTGGATAAGAATAATGTCCCTAAACAATTTATGAAGTGTCAAGAAGAACTGGGTGAGGGTTGTTCTGCGTACCTAAAAGGTAAAGAAAGTGAATTAGAGGACTTCTTAGGTGATTATTTTGTTACTGGTATAGTCTTATGCCACCAATTGGGTAAAACTCCATCAGATATGCTTAAAATAGCATTAAATGAGATATGGAATAGAAAAGGTAAGATGGTTAATGGTAGTTTTATTAAAGAAAGTGATTTATCTAGGAAATAAGTCGATTTAAGAGTGTTTTAATAGTTTAATGATATGGAAGATGGTATGAACATTGAAAATGGCTCAAATAACGTTAAAATAGAGCATTTGGCTATTGAGAAGAAGCAATTGGATGATAATGTTGAGGAATCTAATGAAACTCCCCAATATGAGGTTGTTTATGAAAGGCAAAAGGGTTTAGTAGGCAATTTAAAGAATAAAATAGCTGAAAGAGATAAAGCTAGAGAAGAAAGGGCTGAAATCCGTAGACACAAAAAGACTAGAAGTAGTATTGTCATTGAGATATTGTCTATGATGACACCTAAAGCTAATAGTGTAACTGGTGTAACGGAGAAGCAAGAGTTGGAATACTGGATGCACCTCGCACAAATACAGAAAGCACTAGAGGGCGATACTAATGCTTATCGTGAAGTAATGAATAATGCTTATAAACCACACGCACTAGAGATAGAGCAAAGGGCTAGTACACCAGATTTATCAGACCTTAGTGAAGATGAATTAAGAAAATTCTTATCAGAGGGTGAATAATTAAATTAAAATTTATGAAAAAGACAATGATTGCAATAGCTACAGCTGTATTATTTTCAGCTTGTAGTGGTAATGGTGGTGTTGATATTACTGTAAAAAAGAATCCGTATGAAGTTTACTTCTTATTTGAGAAAAATGGTGTTAAAGTTTATCGTTTCTATGATATGGGTTACTATCGTTACTTTACTAATAGAAATGAAACTGTAAGCACTATGAGAGTTGGAAAACATAGTCGCATAGAAAACGTGAATTAATTGAAGCAAACTAGAAGCAAACAGTAAGCAAAGTGTAAGCAAAACGTAAGCAAAAATTATGGAACAGACAGAAATTAAGGAAGCACTAAGAATGTATGCAAGGGCTGAATTGTCAAGAAGAAACTTTTGGGAATTTTGCTTATTTTATGATGGAGAGTTTTTCAGAAGTAGAGATTTTCTAAGACAAGTAGCTGAAGCTTTCCAAGAGATAGCTGAAAAGAAGATTAGAGGTCTTTCAGTAAGTATGCCACCTAGGGCTGGTAAATCATATATCACATCATTATTCTGTGCGTGGTCATTAGGGAACAATCCTAGAGAGAGTATAATGAGAAATACTTGTACATCTTCTCTTTATCTTAAATTCTCGTATGATGTTAGAAATATCGTAAAGCAAGAAAAATTTACCATGGTATTTCCAGATTTTGACTTAGCACCAGATAAAGCTAACCTACAAGGTTGGAATACTACCAATTCTAGACAAGTTGGATATTTTGGTGCTGGTGTTGGTGGAACGATTATTGGTTTTGGTGCTACTATGCTAGCTATTACGGATGACTTGTATCGTGGTATGGAAGATGCTTTAAGTGATACTCAAAATGAGAGGATATTGCAATGGAAAGAAGCTACGCATGATTCACGTCTAGAACGTAATTGTTCAGTAATAGACATAGGTACTAGATGGTCTATTCATGATGTTATTGGTCGAAATATTGAGCAAAAAAGGTATGATAAGAGTATAATCATATCTGCATTGGATGAAAAAGGAGAAACATTCTGTGCTGATGTTATGAGTACGGAACAATACTATGACATAAAGAAAAGAATCAATCCAGACATTTGGATTGCTGAATATATGCAGACTCCAGTTGATAGTAAAGGTAGGTTGTTTAAAGACTTGAAAATTATTGATGCTAGAGATTTTGAAGCTATCAAGAAAAACATTCAAGGTGCTGTGGCTTATATAGATGTTTCCGACCAAGGGAAAGACTATACTGCTATGGTTGTGGCTGTGATTGTTAATAAAGACATTTACATAGTTGATTACCTATACACCAAAGAGAATACTGATGTAACGATTCCGTTATGTGCTGGTATGCTTGCTAAGTGGAAAGTGAACTATTGTAGGGTAGAATCTAATGCTATGGGTGCAATATTTGCTAGAACATTACAGAAGTCTACTAGAACACGTATTTTGCAAGTTCACAACACACAAAACAAGATGACTAGGATAATTATGGCTAGTTCAGTCATAAACAACTACTTTTTCTTTGTGAATAATGAAACTAGCTACTACCAGAGGTTTATGGACAATGTGTATTCCTTTTCGCAAGAAGGAAAGAATAAAAATGATGATGCACCAGATTGTCTTGCTGGATTGGTGATATTTATACGTTCAATGTTTAGACATATAGAAATATAATGGCAAAAGCTAGGTTTACCAGAGGTCAAAAGTTTGGTGATAGGATAATAAAGGAAATATGGGTAGATTCACATGGACACATTCTGCTGTTTACAGATGGTACTTATGAGATAATAAAAAAAGGGGCTTAATTGCCCCTTATCTTATATGTTTAATAATGCTCGCATTTCTTCTTCTGATAGTCCTATACCAGCATTTACAATTTTTGTTAGTGCATCTGCTCGTTTGTTAAGTGCTTCAGATTGAGATAAGTAGTCATCTTGAAGAACTGGTACATGGTCATAATCAGCAACAATTCTTAATCCTTGTTTGTCCAATCCTAAAGATTCTGTAATGTTATCATATATCTTTTTAGATTCTGGAATGATTGTATCTGTATATGCCATTCTCATACCATCCCTAACGTTTGAATACGTACTACCTTTTTCATTTGAGAAGATATAGTAGTTCAATCCAAAAAGGTCAATGATAGCTAGTTTATCTGCTGTAAGTTCTTCAAACAACATTAAGTCCTTGGTAGGATAAGACATTGGTTGCCACTTAACAGCCGATTCAGTAATCATTAACTCATCTTTATTTCTGTAATACCAATCTCTTTGAATATCTCTTTTTTCTTCTGGTGTCATAGGTAAAGCACCACCCATATCACTATTTTCTGAAGATAAGATACCAATTGCACCTAAATTTTCTAATAATACGTTCCTTTTGTTGTATTGTGCTTTAATGTTAGAGATAGGGAATTTTAAAGATTCAATTCTTGATACTGGATTTAAAATGTTGATACCATCATTAGCTTGAATGATGATAATTTCTTCTAAACTTAAATCTTCTTTGTTTTGTCCATCATAGTTGTAAGTGTAGCTTTTTATTAGTCCATCTTTAGTCATCTGCTTTAAAGATTTACCAGTAGTGTTGATTTGCATTTTATGTGATGGAAGTGGCACAAATAGATTCACTATTTCACCTATTCTCTTAGGAGCATAAACAAATGAAGATGAATGTAACGAATCATTTACGGAAATAGAATAAATTACATCACTCCATGATTGTAGTGGATTAGGGTTTTTAATTAAATCTAACACCCAATGCTTTTCTATAATATCTCCTTTGTCATTTACTAGCTTTGGAATACCTAAAGAAAGCATTTGTGCTTTTTTATTTATTACAGTACGTAATTCTGGTATTTCAATATATAGTTTATAAGAATCTGATGTATCTACCCAAACAGCTTGTTTCTTCCCAAAGAAGTCAACTGAATATTGTCTATTTGGCATTTGATTCCTAGCTAAATTGTTTAACTTTGGGTCTGTTATACCAAAAAATGCACTCCAAAAAGAATTGTTCATAATTAAATTATATTTTTGTAGAAACAAATTTAAAAGATTTATGAATAGTAAAATAAATAATCACTATAAAATTAAGTCGCAAGGTCTTGAAATTAAAGATATAGATAGCACGTCTAGGAAAGTATCATTCTATTTGAGCCACTTTGGTAATATAGATTCTGATTCTGATATGCTTGTTAAAGGTTGTTTTAAAAAGTCTTTACAAGAACGTGGTGTTGATTCTACTTCTAATAGAAAGATAGCATACTTGCGTTATCACAACTGGGAAATGCCCATTGGTAAATTCGTTGAACTACAAGAAGATGATTTTGGATTGTATGCTGTAGGCGAACTTGGAAACTCTACATTGGGTAATGATGCTTTGTTAGATTATCAAGATGGTATTATCAGAGAACATTCTATAGGTTTCAGATACATGGCTGATAAGACTAAATGGGTAGAAGATGCTACTATGAGTAATGGAGGTTATTTCTTAATTTCTGAAGTTGCATTATGGGAGGGTTCTGCTGTAACATTTGGTGCTAATGAAATGACACCAGTATTGGAAGTTGGTAAATCTGAAGATAAAGAAAATGTGCTTAAAAAGATTAATGATGAGATAAACACAATCTGCAAGTCATTAGTTAATGGTAAAGGTACAGACGAAAGACTTTATACAATGGAAATGAGATTAAAGTATCTTACTGCTCAATTATCTGAAATAGCACAATTAAATATTGAGAATCCTAAAGCTATCGTAATAGAAGAAAAAGGATTTGACTGGAATAATGTAATCACTAAAATAAAATAAAAATGGCTGAAGAAAACGCACAAGTACAAGATGGTTTCGTATTGTTTAAATTTAACGGAACAGCACCTTTTGGATTAGCTAACACAAAAGCTATCGTAACAAAAGAAATGGCTGATCTTTTTGTAGAAAGAAAGTATGGCACTATTTCTAAGTAATTCAGACTTTACAGATAAGTTTGAACTTCATACTGGTATGTATGATACCCAAAAGCTTACAGAGTATATTGATAGATATGAAGAAATATATTTGAATGAGTTGTTGGGTATCAACTTATTTAATGATTTTAAAGCTGATTTAGTAAATAACGTTCCACAGAATGCTAATTACGTTTTTATATTTAATGCTTTTAAATATGAAACAGACATCAGACTTATAATTTCAAGAGGTATGAAAGATATGCTTATTGGATTCATTTATTTTGAGTACATGAAAGATAAGGTGGCACAAAACACATCAGTCGGTATGACTAAACCTAGAAATGAAAATTCTGGTGTTGTTTCTGCTCACAATCCTATTTACCTAAGATACAATGAAGCTGTTAAAACTTACAAAGCTATTCAAGACTACATTATGCTTAATCTAAGCAATGTTAAGTATGAAAAGTTTAGAGGTTATAATAAAATGTATGCTTATTGGCTATGAAAGATGTGTCAGAGATTTTTGAAGAAATTGTTAATGCAATTGATAATAGTATCAGCATTAATTCCTTGTCTGTTGTTAATGGTAAGTTACGAGTTTACACTTGCGACACTAAATGGCTTAGGGTTGGTAAGAAAGTATCTGGTAAAGTCTTGGGAGGAAATATAGTATCTTCTTTTGTTACAGCATTAGTTACTGATACTTATTTTGAGTTAGACAATGTGAACATTGTATCTGATATATTGATTCCAAAGCCAACTGCTATGTTTGGAACTAGAACTGCCACTAATAATGAGTGGAATTTAAAAACTGCTAACTTGATGGATAAGACACCCATAGTTTGGTGTTTGGAATTGGTTAATGAATTGCATTATGGGTTTGAATCATCTTTAGAAAGAGATATTGAAATGAAAGTCTTTTTCTTAGATGAAACTGA